CGACGATGGTCATCCTCCCGCGCGTCGACGGCGGCGATCCGATCCACGCGGCGATCGCGTCGCCGGAGGCGGTCGCCGCCGACGCCGTCGCTCGCGCGAGCAAGCCGGCGCCGCCGCCGCCCGTCGAGGACGTCGAGGATCAGAGCGGGCCGATCGATCCGGATCCCGATGCCGATCTGCCGGCGCTGGACGATCTTCCGGTCGTGGCCGCCGACCCGGAGCCGACCCCGACGCGCGCCAAGGGCGGCCGCTCGAGCCCGACCGTGGGGGCGCGATAGGCCGTGGCGCTGACCGGCGTCCAGAAAGCGCGCATCCGCAAGTATCTCGGGTGGTCTGCGCGCTTCGGCCAGTTCGATCGTGCGATGGAGGGCGCGCTCGAGGCGATCTCCGTCGACCCCGATCAGGAGGCCGAGGTGCTCGCGGACCTCACCGAGTGCATCCGCATCGACGCCGCGATCGCCGCCGCCGAATCGCGGCTCAAGGCCACCAAGGTCGGCCCGATCGATCTCAACCAGGGCGAGATCGGCCAGCTCCGCAACCGCGGCCGCACGCACGTCGGTCGCATCGCCACCGCGCTCGGCGTCGAAGTCCGGGAGGATGCCTTCGGGCCCGACCTCCCGCGGTTCCGCGCCGGACCCTGGGGGCCTCACGGCGGGGGCAACGCCCAGCGCCAGGGCTGACACCTTTCCGGGCCGGCGGCGGGGCGTACTTGCTCCAGTGCCACCTCGCCGCCGGTACCCGGGATCTTTCCACGAGCACAGGAGCAAGAGGCCAACACCATGTCGACCGGCATTCGCAAGGAATTCACCAAGGACGAGGCGACCGCCGCCGAGCGCGTCTGGCTGTTCCACCTCACCAACACGGCGGACGGCACCAACGCGACCGGCAAGACGATCGCGGGAGCCGACTTCATCATCAGCAAGAACGGTGCGGCGTTCGGCAACGCCGCCGGCACCGTGACCGAGCTGTCGGGCGGCTGGTACACGATGGCGTTCGCCGCCGCCGACCTCGAGACCGAGGGCGAGCTGGCCTACGTGATCAGCGAGTCCGGCTGCGACACGCTGCGCGGCGCGCACCGGATCAAGCGCTGGGACGAGGACGTGGCCACCGCGGTCCCGCCCGACGGCGGGCTGACGGCGGCGAAGTTCGGCGCCGACGCGCTGGCCGCGATCTCGACCCGCCTCGACACGCGGGTCAAGACGGCGTCGATGACCGCCAACGGCGTGAGCGCGATCTCCATGCTCGGCGCCATCGACGTGACGGTGGAGGTGACCGGGACGTTCGACTCGGGCTCGGCGCAGATCCAGACCACCGAGGATCCCGCCGCCGCCGTGCCGGTCTGGACGAACCGCGGTTCGGCGCTGACCGCGAACGGTCAGGTGGTGGTGGCCGGGCCGCACAGCGCGATCCGCGTCAACCTGACCGGCGTCGTCACCGCCGCGGCGCTCGCGCTCAAGTTCATCATCCGCAAGCCGGCGGGGCTGTAGAGCGCGACGATGGCGGTTCCTGTCCTCGTCGGCGCGGCGGTGCTCGACCCGAACGTGCTGGTGGATTCGCTGGTGCCCGACGTGATCGACGGGCTCCGCGAAGATCTCCAGCCGCAGTTCGGCGTCCGGGCGTATCGCGTCTACAGGCTGATCCGCACGTGGAGCGGCGCGCGCGTCGGCGAGGGCACGATCACGGTCAACGACGGGGCCGAGCTGCGCCCCCAGCCGCTAGTCGCGGTCTGGGACGGACTGCGCTTCGCTCAGGCGGCGTGCGGTGTCGAGGAACTGGGCGAGGTGAGGCTGACCGAGGTGTCGCTGACGTACACGTACGCGCAGCTCACCGGCGCGCCGCTCGCGCGCAACCAGGAGGCGTTCATCGCGATCGGCGAGGCGCACGGCCAGGGCAATCCGATCCGCCTGTTCACGCACACCAAGCCGCCGTTCGTCGATCGGGTCAAGGATCTGGGCTGGGTCGTGTGGCTGCGCGAGGTCAAGGGGGCGTCGTGGCTACCCTGAGCGTCAAGGCCACGGACCTCGCCGCGGCGCTGCGATCCGGCAACGACGAGATCGCGCGCGCTGTCGTGCGCGGCGTCGCGATGGGTGCTCACCGCGCGCGGGCGGTGATGGTCAAGGCCACGCCGGTCGATCAAGGCCAGCTCAAAGCCGGCTGGTACGTGTTCCTCGGGTGGCAGGGCGTGGGCAAGACCAAGATCCCAGCCATCGGCGCCATGCTCGCCGAGCTGGGAAACTCGGCGCCGCACATCGGCATCGTCGAGCTGGGCGCGCGCCCGCACAAGACCAACGCCGAGGGCTGGGCCGCGATCTACGAATGGGCGCGCCGACACTTCGGCTACACGCCGGCGGGCGGCGGCCGCATGCGGCGGATCGGCGGCGACACCGGGGAAGATCCGTTCCTGTCGGCGATCACCTGGGGCATCGTCAAGCGCCTCGAGCGCGAGGGCCAGAAGCCAACGTTTTTCGTGCGCGACAACCTCCCGACGCTGCGCCGCCTGATGGGTGAGGAGATCAGCCGGTCGATCGCGCACGCCGCCGCCACGCTCAAGCCGCCGGTCGGCCGGAACAGCGCCGGCCGCTACACCAAGGGCGGGTCGTAGCGATGTGCGTCGTGCGAACCTCGGTGTGGGACGCGTTGGCGGCGGCGATCGCGTGCGCGATCCCGGAGCTGGACGGTCACATTTGCGTGGACGTCGCGCCCGCCGGCGAGGTGGAGGAGATCCCGAACCTGACGATCGAGCCCGGAAAGCTCGTGTACGACCCCAATCAGGCGCTCGAGATGGCTGTGCTCCCGGGCGCCCGCGTCGTGTACAGCGTCGGCGCGTTCGAGGGCCCGGTGGCGATCTCGATCGTCGCCGCCAACGTCGGCGAGCGCGAGACGTTGACCGGCAAGCTGATCGACCTGTTCCTGTCGACGCCGCTCCGGCCCGGCGTGCTGATGGTCCCGGTGACGTCGTGCCCCGACCTCGGCGCGTTCGCCGCCGCGTTCGAGCTGGACGACGACGAGACGAACAACGGCCGCGCGTTCGATCGGCGATACGAGCACCGGATCGCCGTCAACGCCGTGATCCCCGCGCTGACGACGCGCCGCGGGGTCTACACGATCCAGCAGCTTCGACTCGGCATCGCGCCGGTCGATGGTCCGCCCATCACCTCGGCAACGATGGTCCCGCCGGCCGTCGAGGTGATCACGATCCACGAGGACGGGACGTTTTCGCCGTACCCGTAAGGAGACCGACATGGCTGACGTGTACTTCACGACCAACCCCGCCGAGTTCACCCGGCTCGAGGGTCTCTATGTTAGCGAGCGCAACCCGCCGGGGTTCATCCGCGCGCGGGACTTGTCGGTGGTCGCCATGGCGGGCAAGTGCGTCCGTGGCCCGCTGACGCCGGTCGAGATCACGAGCCCGGCGCGGTTCCTCGAGATCTACGGCGGTCGCGACTACACCGCGAACGGCACCGGCGGGGCGCGCGTCGGCGAGGTCCACGCGGCGCTCCTCAACAAGCGTTTCGGCAAGGTCGTGGTCCGGCGCGTCGCCGCGGCCGCTGACGTCGCCGCGAGCTTCGACTGGGAGACCGCCGCCGGCGGCGGCGGGACTGCGGTGCTCCGCATCGCCGCCGCCAACGTCGGCGTGTGGGGCAACGATGTCCAGTTCAAGATCGCTGACGCCAGCGACGCCGTCGCCAACCACTTCAAGCTGACGATCAAGTACCTCGGGCGCGAGGTCGTGTACGACAACCTCGACATCACCACCGGCAACGACAACCTGGCGGTGACGGTCGGGACCGACGAGGGCAACCTGGTGGTCCTGACCAAGCTCGCGAGCGGCCGCCCGATCAACACCGCCGCGGCGACCGACGGCGCCGACTCGCTGGCGTTCGTCAACCTCGGCGAGACCGTGGCCGCGTTCACGTCGGTGGCCGGCACGTCCGGCGCGCCAGCGGTGACCGACTACAACACCGGCATGAACGAGATCGCGCAGTACCCCGGCGTGTCGGTCTGCCTCGTGCCCGAGGCCGTGCCGACGCCGGCGACGTACAACGGCAACCTGGTGACGCTGGCCGCCCAGGTCAGCGATCGGATGTTCCTGACGTGGAGCCAGGTCCACGGCCAGAGCGTCGCGACCGAGGTGACCAACATCGGCGCGCAGATCACCACGCGGTCGGATCGGATCGTGTGGGCCTACAACTCGACGTACACGCTCGACCCGGATACCGGCGTCGAGTTCCAGCAGGGCCCCCACGTCTGGCTCGCCGGCATCATGAGCCAGACCGACGTCGACATCCACCCGGGCGCATTCGAGACCCTGGCCTTCAACGCCGGGATCAAGCGGCTGACGAACATGGGCCTCCAGCGTCCCGACCTGATCTCGCTCCGCGATGCCGGTATCGCGTCGCTCGAGCGCATCGCCGAGGGGTTCTGGTTTCGCTCCGGCGTGACGACGAACCTGACGCCGGGGCTCACCGAGATCACCCGGCGCCGGATGGCGGACTTCCTCCAACTCAGCGCGAGCGATCGCCTCCGGTCGTACGTGAAGGCCAGGAACACCGACGAGCGGCGCGCGACGATGGCCGCCGAGCTGACCGCTTTCTCGCGCCAGCTCAAGGCCGACAAGCGCGTGATCGAGGACTTCGCGATCGATCAGGTCTCGGTCAACACCGCCGCCCAGCGCGCCCAGGGGATCGAAAAAATCCTCTGGAGGGTGAAGACCATCGGTCACATGCTCCACCTGGTGTTCGAGACCGAGATCGGCACCGGCGTGGTGATCGACCAGGCGGCCGCGTAGCCAGCACCACCAGCAACACCACACCGGGAGATTGACCATGTCTCAGCGTATGCGCGGCCAAGAGGCCACCCTCCGGATCGCCGTCGACGGCGTGATCCAGGAGGGATCCATGTTCAAGGTGACGGACTTCACCGTCACGCCGCGCCAGGATATCGTCGAGGACGATTACGTGGGCGAGGACGAGACCGATCTGGACTTCCAGCACCACGGTTACGATCTCGGCTGGACCGTCCACGTCCTCGACGCGACGACGCTCGACCTCCTGACCAACATCGTCGAGCGCGAGCTGGCGCACCAGAAGCACCCCGAGATCGTGATCACCGTGATCTACGCGTTCCGCGAGGGCGCGGCGGTCGGCGGCGGTCGGATCGTCGTCTACCACACCAACATGGTGTTGAAGCAAGGCGACGAGGGATTCGGCGGTCGCAAGGAGCGGATCGCCGTCAAGTTCGAGGCGAAGTGCAAGAAGCGGGACGTCCTGGAGGCGTAGCCCGCTGATCGCGAACCGCGCCGGCCGGAAGCCGGCGAGCGTGGCACAGGAGCAACCACGATGGAGACCCAGACCGAGATCGATCCCGACGCGCCGACCGAGGCCGAGCTGGCTTTCGAGGCCGAGATCCGCCAGCGCAATCCCAACCGCAAGCGGATCGTCCGCACCGACCTCCCGAGCGAGAATCGCGATGACATCAAAGCGTTCTTTCTCGCCAAGCTCGTCGCGCGCGACGACTTGAAGGCCGCCGAGATGGCCGAGGCCATCATGACGGACACGCAACGCAAGTCGCAGCGGCTCGCGCTTGAGGCCGAACAGACCGAGTCGATCAAGCTGTCGCTCGTCGCGTTCATCGACGCCGGCGGCGGCATGCGCCACGTCGACCACGTGACGCCGTTCGTCGAGGGCAACGACTGGGGCCAGGACACCTGG